TTCAGGATTGACTTCTGAATCAATCCGGCACTTGCACTCAAGCACTGCAAGACGGATTTCATAATGGCCGTGACCAATGGCGTAACGTCCATCAAATTCCATCGCGTCATTGACCGCTGTGATCAACTTGGCAACGCGATCAGGCGTCATCGTGAAGCTGCCGATAGCCTTCAGTGCGCCATCGAACAAGCCGCGCTCGCTTGCTGCCAGCGCCCGAGATTCATTGATCCTGGCGATGCGCCCAGCCGTTGCGCCTACGCTTGCCAGGTCGCCAGATGCGTGGGCTTGGCTGTGGGTGAGTGGTTTCATGGTCAAGCCTCCACCGTTTTAGGTGTCCACAACACAGCGTGTGCTTCACACATCAACAGGGCAGCTTCGTACTCTTTTCTATGGGTACTTTCGGCGGAATGATCGCGCTCAAGATTTCCGCGAAACGCTTCAAAGGTGTCAGGGCCAAAGCAGCCTGTTTTTAGCAGTGGGCCTTTTTCAGTAATCCACAAAGTCAAGTTGTCTTGACGCGAACCGATTGGGCCAATGCTGAAATATGGGCGATCACCAACGAGATCAGTGTTGGCATCGCCCAGGTGGGCACCGCTCAGGTTGGCACCGCTCAGGTTGGCACCGCTCAGGTTGGCATCGCCCAGGTAGGCACCGCTCAGGTCGGCACCGCTCAGGTTGGCATCGCCCAGGTAGGCACCGCTCAGGTTGGCATCGCCCAGGTAGGCACCGCTCAGGTTGGCAACGCTCAGGTTGGCATCGCCCAGGTAGGCACCGCGCAGGTTGGCATCGCCCAGGTTGGCCTTCTCTGCCACTGCTTTTTCAATCGCAAATTTCATTGTGTTTTCAGTGCCTTCTGGCGCTTCACACTCATAGACAACGACGTTTGAGTCGTATCTGTTTTTGATTTGAACCTTAGCCATCTATCGCTCCTTCCGCTTTGTGCGGTATGGGAGTGATATTAGGACAAGCTAACAATCCTGTCAATAGGAGTAGCTAATTATTTGCAAAATATTTATCCTATCGAAAACCCTTAGACGAAAAAAAGCCCCATCGAAGGGGCTTGGCAGGGTGTGATGTATTCACATCATCAATCTCCATTCGTCCCTCGCCAGTGGCGAGCCAAGCGGGATTGACTTTGAGGGCTGTCGCTGCCAGCAGCAAGTTTTCCCCGCGCAGGAACTTCGACTTGTTATTTAGCCATCCGTGAATGCTTGGCGGCTTGACCTTGCATGCGCGTGCGAGATCGGCTTGGGTGATTCCAGCCAGGCTCATTGCTTGTTTTAGGCGGTCAGAGAGCATTCGGAGAGACTAACAAAAATAATATTCGGAGTAGCTATTGACAAAGCGTTAGCAACTCCTAATAATGATGGTAATGAATACCGAAGCCACCAAAATCATCGAGGCACTTGGCGATACCGCTGAAGTTGCCAGGCTGTTTGATATCAAGATGCCATCCGTTAGCGGCTGGAAAGAGTTAGGCATACCAAGGGCTCGCATGATGTACCTGAAGGTTGCAAAACCGGAGGTGCTGACTGGCATTGATGTTGAGGCTGCTACAGCACCCTTGGCTTCCTCTACAGAGGTTGCGTAATGAACCTCGTCATATCCAACACAACTATCAGCCAGGATGCCAAGGGCAGATACAACCTCAACGACTTGCACCGGGCTTCTGGTGGTGCTGACAAGCACAAACCCAGTCACTTCACCAGCAATCAGCAAACAAAAGACTTGATCGCTGAGCTTTTGAAAACTGGCGACTTTCCGCCAGTTAAGACAACGGTAGGTCGAAGTGGTGGAACCTACGTAGTCAAGGAGTTGGTTTACGCATATGGGATGTGGATCAACGCTGCATTTCATCTTGACGTTATCCGCACTTTTGACAAGGTTGCAAACGACATAGGTGACTGGCGCAAGCTTCGCCATCAATCCGCCTCTAGCTTCAAAGTCGCTAACGACATTCTCAAACTGGTGCGCGAGTCCAACGGCAAAGAAACCGAAACACACCACTACAGCAACGAAGCCCGATTGATTAACTGGGCCTTGACTGGGGAATTCAAAAGCGTTGAACGTGACCAGTGCACCGCTACTGATCTCGATCTTCTTGCCCACCTGCAGGAACGTAACGCCGTATTGATTGGCCGTGGCCTGCAATACGAACAGCGCAAGCCAATCATCAAACAGTACGCAATGGACTGGCGAATGGCTAACACACCACAACTCGCAGCCTAACCAGCCATGCCCCATTTCCTCCCCGTGCCTAGCCAGTTGGGTACTCCTGCCAACACAAACGGCAACACGGCTTGTCCCCAGGGCTTCGGCTCTGGGGGCTTTTCTAAAGGTCAAAAACATGCTTGACGACAACGACGACGACGAGTTGAGCACCCACGAAGTAGCGCTCACCCTTCGCTTTTTGCTGAAGTACGGAAAGCAAGTCAGGAAATTGTCATGACTCAAATAGAAAACCCATTCCGCTACCAAGAAGTGAAGCGCCCAAGCATCTTCGCGGATGACAAAAAGAACGCAAACCAGTACACCGCTGGCCGCAAGGTGAATCTGGAACCGATGCCTGCGACAAGCTTCTGCAGCCACATCGCGACGCCAAAAGAGTCAGACCGCACCAACTCCATCAAGAGGGCGAAATGAGCTATTTGTCCCAACTGATCGACAAGCGCCGGGCGGCTGAAGCTGTGCTGTACGGCGTGAACATGGAGATCGCAATGGCTCAAAACCAACGCGAAGACGCTCAGCACTGGCAAGCTCTCATGTACTCCGCAATCAAGGCCAGAAAGGCCGATGCAGAGGCTGGATGCTACTTCATGGAACAGGGCGACAAGGACCGTGCAAAGGTGGCTGGCTAATGGCCCGAATTCGCACGATCAAACCCGAGTTCTTCACCAGTGAAGACATCGTGTCATTGACGCCACTTACACGCCTCTTATACATCGCTTTGTGGTGTGAGTCAGATCGTGAAGGGCGTTTTGAGTGGAAGCCAAAGACCATCAAATTGCGTTACTTGCCGGGTGACGAATGCGATATTGATTTACTTGCGACGGAGCTTATTGGGTGTGGCTTGGTTCACATCTACGAGTCAGAAGGCAAGCGATACGCAGAAATTCCCAGCTTTAAAAAGCATCAAGTAATCAATAACAGGGAGTCTGAAAGCTCAATTCCTCCACGCGTGGGCCACGCGTCAACCACGCGTAAAAGTGGCGCAAAAGCGGAAGGGAAGGAAGGAAGGAAAGGAAAGGAAGGATATAGCGGTACGCCGCAATGCGACGAACCGCAAGATGATGAAACGCCTTCGGCTGTCGTGGCTTTGCCATTGATCGACAAAACTGAATTCGACGTGACTGCGGTGATGGCTTGCGATTGGCAAAACGCATACCCGGCGATTGACGTTGCCCAGCAATTGAAGTCGATGCGTGCTTGGCTTTTGGCAAACCAAGAGAACCGGAAAACCAGAAACGGGATTGAACGATTCATTGTTCGCTGGCTTGCGAAGGCACAGAACAGCGCTCCACGCGGAGCGGTTGTTAGGACTTCCAACGATGACGAATATGCGGGGGCTGTATGACCGGACATGAGCCGCTTATTGCCATGCGTATTCATGGGGTTCGCCCAGGTGAATGGGTTGACCTTATCGACACAGACGATCAAACAGCCGTGCCATGCGTGGACACGTCAAACACTGTTATGTCCTGGACTACCCCCAGCTTTCCTGATGGCACTTTGCGCCCAACGGTTCAGATCAAGCATTCAGAAATACCAGAGAAGCTTGATTTTCGGGTCATGGTGAACATGAATGTGACTGCATCAACCCGACATAGCCAAGACCGCGCAAAACGCATTCATGAGGCTCTTATCAAGTCAGGCGCAAAACATGTAATCACATGCTTTTTCGCAAAGCGCGGAGACATGGATGTGATGTTCAACACAAAAGCAGACAAACCATTTTTAACGGTGTCCTATGGCTGAAATATTTACTGCTGACGATATTGATTTTTCGGCATACCTGCACGTTACAGATGCGCAGCAGAAAGTTAAATCTGCTTCGATGTACGTTCAGGAGTTGATTGATCGCATCAAGAACCCGGTGAAGCTCAAGCGTGCGGTTATGCCATGGCGCAAGACACACAGCATTGTTCAGTTTCGCCCAGGCGAGGTGACGGTGTGGGGCGGTGCAAACGGGCAGGGTAAGTCAATGGTGACTGGTCAAGTTGCAAACGGGATTTGCGCACAGGGAGAAAAGGTGTGCATTGCCAGCTTTGAAATGAAGCCACTGACAACACTTGCACGCATGGCGCGGCAGTGGTCTTGCTTCAATCCTGATGATCCAGCGTTTGCAGGCTCCCCCGAAGCAATGGACTCGCTCATCGATGTTTACAGCCAGTTCAAGGACTGGACTGATGGCAAGTTATGGCTGTACGACCAGCAAGGGACAGTTACCGCTTCGCAGGTAATCGCGGTAGCCCGCTATTGCTACAAAGAGCTTGGTATCAGCCATATGTTCATTGACTCACTCATGAAGTGCGTCAGTGGTGAGGATGACTACAACGGACAGAAATTGTTTGTCGATGAGTTGACCTCAATTGCGCGTGATTCTGGCATGCACATTCACTTGGTGCATCACATCAAGAAGCCGCCAACAGATGACCACAAACCGACAAAGTATGACTACAAAGGCAGTGGGGCAATCACCGACCAAGCAGATAACGTCATCACGGTTTGGCGCAATAAGGCCAAAGAAAAGAGCTTGCAAGAAGGCAAAACCGTAAAGGATGGTGAACCTGATGCGCTTTTGATTTGCGACAAGCAGCGTAACGGCGAATGGGAAGGGCAGATCAAGCTTTGGTTTGACCGCAATTCGATGCAGTACCTAGCGAATGAGGGCGACGAGCCAAACAACAGAAGCTATCTCCACCCGGAGGAACGGTGATGAATGGACATTCAAACACTGCTAGACCATTACACCAATCTTGCGCGGGTGCCAGGATTCAAGGCCTACGCATGGCAGCGAGTTCAGGAACTGGCGAAAGAACTACCGGAGTGGCGCGAATTGCCCAGCTTGCTGACGGAGGCGATGCGCAATGAGCAAAGCAAGCCGCAACAAGGGACGTAAAGGCCAGCGTGAAGCCGCTGATCTGCTGCGTAGCCGTGATTGGAACGTGGTCGAAGTCAACTCAGGAACTGCCGTTGAGGACTTCATCGCCATTGACCCAAATGGAGTCACGTACAGCGTCGAAGTAAAGAACACCGTGAGCATTGAACTGGCCCACAAGAAACAAGCTATGAAGCAGGCGGCAGCAAGAAAACTGCCCTGGCTCTTGGCTTCAAAGATCGCCGATTCGTCAAGCTGGTTGATCCAGCGCAAGGGCGAAAAGCCTGTTGTGTGGAGTGAAGCATGACGATCAAAAGCGAAAACCGCAATCAGCGCGAACTGACTGCGGCCCTCTAACCAGCCAATAAAAGGAGTATTGATGGCTGCTGAAATTATAGACACCTATGCAGAGTTTGTGAAAAACAAGAGGCGCGTTGAAGTTGCGACTGGTCACCAGCCAGAAGAACTAAACGAAAACCTATTTGATTTTCAACATGCAATTGTGAGTTGGGCGGTACGCCGTGGCCGTGCTGCAATCTTTGCTGATACCGGGCTTGGAAAGACTCTCATGCAGTTGGCATGG